TTAGAAGAAAGATTGAAATTGTTTGGAATAGAATCGACAGATGAATTATATGACCCTATTGTTAATGTAATAGCAGCTAAACGTCTATACGATCAACAAGGGTTTGGTGCTTGGGGTGCTTACAAAAATAACTCCTATAAAAAGTTTTTAACTGACTAACATGACAGATTCAAACATAAACAATCTTCTTAATAACGAAGAAGAAGAGAATAAAAAAGAAACACCAGAAACAGATGCTTTATTTAAAAGTTTTGACGAACAACCATTATCTTCTTTAAGTAAAAATATTAATAAAGCACAAGCAGGTGTAGTAGATTTTTTTGATAATAAGTTTTTAGGAAATCAAAGAAGTTTTGATGAAATATTAGAAAACAGATCACGAATACGAAATGAAGCAAAAGAAAAACAAGAAAAAGTAAGTGAAGAAATAACAAAAACAAAAGCATCACAAGTAGTTAGAGGTGCTATTACTGGTCCTTTAAAAGCAATAAACGAAACTGTAGAGTTTGCAGATGATATATACGATTATTTAGCAGGTAATCCATACGATAATAATGACCTAATAGATTACAGTTATTTCGAGAGAGAAGATGATGGTGCATTTTATCAAATACCACAAGCTATAACTCAGTTCTTACTCCCTATGGGTATCTTTAGTAAAGGTCTTAAAGGTATAAAAAATCCGTGGACAAGAAACCTTATTGCAGGTTTTTTAACTGATTTTGTAGTAGAAGACCCATACGAACAAAACCTTTATAACATGGTTGATTCTTATGAAGGTGCTTTAGAACCAGTTGTTGATGTTTTAAAAATGCCAGCATCAATATTCAAAGCTGATGATGATATATCTCCTATAGAAGCAAGATTAAGAAAAGCTTTTGGTGGTGCAGTTATAGGAGAAGCTTTAACAGGTTTGTCTGTTGCTTTAAAAGCTTTTAGAGATTCTTCACTTGCACCAAGAATATTACAAACTTTAGAAGCAAAAAGAAAATTAAAATTTAAAGATTTAGGAATTGATGAAGCTGGTAACGAATTATTAGATGAAAAAGTTATTGATTTAGTAAAACCTTTAGAAGTAAAAAAAGGACAAGGCATAGGAGATACTACACAAATACCACAAGTAGGTGAAAAAATAGAATCTACATTTAACCCGAATATTACAGGCGGTGGTATTGATAGCCTTAAAAAAAATCTTTTAAATATAAGTGAATATTTTAGAGATACAGATGAATTAGGAAAATGGGCTAGGTCTGTATCTTTAGGAGATATGTTTGCTGCTTCTCAAAGACAATCAAATGGTCAGGCATTAGAAGCTGCTAGATTCTTCTTACAAGAATTTGGTCCTATTATTAAAACATCAGATGGCAAAATAATTAACAATCCAAAATATTTACCTGCAACAAGCATATCAATAAATCAAATGATGAATAAAAATGGCGAAGCTGTTTTTAATTTATCTGCTGCTTTACATAATGGAATAGTAGGTAAAAATCCAAGTTTAGTAAAATCAATTAAAGAAGAATTTATAGAAGAAGTAAAAGTATTACGAGGTCTTGTTTACTTAAATAAAGGAGTAGGTTCATTAACCTCGCAATCTTTAGGTGCTAGAAGAATTGCAGGAGATTTAAGAGATGTAAAAGTAACAGCAGAAGATTTTGGCAAGAAATCAAGAGGTACAGAAAACATTGAAGACCTTAACAAACAGTTTATAGAAGATGCAGGGATTGATGAAATAGATCAAACCTTTAATCAAATATTTGATTTAGTTGAGAAAGGAGATGAAGAAGCAGCTTTAGCTTTAACAAGACTTACAAAATATTTGAATATAGCAGGTGGCAATCCAGAGGTTATGAAACGTATGGTTAAAAAAGGTTTGTTATTAAGAGGTGTAGAGTTTACTAACGAAATATTTATTAACTCTATACTTAGTGGTCCACCTACTCATGTAGTAAACCTTTTATCAACAAGTCTTAATACTTTAACTAAACCATTATCACAATCTTTAGGTGCTGCAAAAATTGTTTTTAGGAAAGATATGAATGTTGGTTATGGTAGAACTATATTTCAACAGCCTTCTAATCTTACATTTAGACCTGAGTTTAATAATGATGAATTTGTAAAAGGTTGGAAACAGTTTATATATATGACTACATCTTTAGGAGATGCTTTTAATGTTGCACGAAAAGCCTTTAAAGCTAATGAAAACGTATTAGATAGAGGTGCTATGGTACAAGATGCACAAAGAGTATCAAGAAATATTAATGCTGAAGATGTTAGAGCTTTTGCAGAAACTAATGCTGTAACACAAACTGTAGTAAAACCATTTGTAGATTTGTTTTTACTTGATGCTTTTGTGCCTTCTATATACAACACCTTTAGAAATGTAAATGGTTTTGGTTCTCGTATGTTAATTACAGAAGATGAATTTTTAAAGCAAGTTAATTTTAGAGCTTATGTAAAAGCAGAAGCTTGGGAAAAAGGAGTTAAAGCAGGGAAAGTAGGAGACGACTTAACAAAATATATAACAGAACAATCAGAAAAAGTATTTAAAATAGTTGATACTGGAAGTACAAAAAAATTACCAAAGAGTATTACAGATTTATATAAGAAAGCTAGAGACTATGCAGCCGAAGCAACTTTTACAAAAGAACTACCAAAAGATTCTTTAGGAGGAAGATTACAACCTTTTTCAAAACACCCTGTTGGTAGAATGGTTTTTCCTTTTATAAGAACACCTATTAATATTTTTAAAACACAAGTAAGATATACACCTGTATTGAACTTAGCCTTACAAGAATATAGACAAGCATTAAGAAGTACTGACCCAAACATAGCAGCAAGAGCTAGAGGAGAAATGTATCTTGGTAGTGGATTACTTTTATCTGCATCTTTAATTGCTAGAGAAATTGAAAATCCTTTTGCAGAGATAGCCATGACAGGTGCAGGTCCTAATACAGTAGGGTTTGGAGATGCTATTGAAGCAAACAGAACTTTAGTTGCACAGTTAAAAGAAGAAGGTTGGCAACCATATTCATTTAGATTTTTAGTAAGAGATAGTAATGGAGAACCTATAATAACTAAAAGTGGTAAACCAAAATACAAATATATTTCTTATAAAAGACTTGACCCTTTCTCTGGTATTCTTATGGGTCTTGCTGACTTTGTTGATATAGAAGGACAAATAGGTAGTCAACAAAGAAACGATTGGTCTGTTGCTGCTACTGTATCAATAGCTAGAAACTTATCTGATAGAACATATCTAAGAGGTATAACAGAGCTTGCAGAAGCTATACACAATCCATATATGATGTTAAGTCTTTTATCAAGAAGGGCAGCAAATATCATAAATCCTGTTGCTGGTCTTGGTAGAGCAACTCGAAGAGCTATAGATAAAACAAAACTTGATACAAGATATTATCCCGCAGATGAAACAAATACAGGACTTAGGTTACTTATTAATGAATTTACTAGAACTTTACCTTTATATAATGCCGATCTTAAACCTGACAGAAATTGGTTAACAGGTTCAATAGTTAGATACCCTAATGGATATGGACCAGAAACACTTGATATATTAAATCCTTTTACTGCCACTACTACAAAAGATAATTATGTATTAAGTGTAATTAATGATTTAAACATATCTCTGCAACCACCTAGAAAATTTTTCTTTAGAGAATCAGGCATACAAAATAGTGGAATTGAATTAGATAGAAGTGCTTATGATAGTTATATTCAATATTTAGCTTTTGATACTAAGAAAGATGGCAAAAGACTTATTGTATCTTTATTTGAAAAATTAAATGAAGGACCAATGAAAGATTATTATAAAACTGCTATGGGAGAAGGTCTTGATTCTACTAACGAAGATGTAATGGTAGGTGCTATGGATAAAGCTAGAGCTATATTATCAAAAGAAATTAAATTGATAGTTGCAGATTACAAAACAAAAGCAAGAGATGAATGGTTACAACTACCAGAAAACAAACCATTATATGATAAATATGTAGATAGAGTAGGTCAAATTAATGATGCTACTGTTCAAGGGGTCTATAATAATTACAATAAAAGAAAGAATCCTAATTCTCAATAATCATGGCTACTAACACGTCTGCTACATCACAGAATCATAATGGTACTGGTAGTCAAGCTAATTTTGCTATATCATTTCCGTTTTTATTAAATAGTGAAATTAAAGTTACTGTTGGTGGAACACTTAAAACACTAGGAACTCATTACAATATTGTTGGTTCAGAAGTTCAGTTTACTTCTGGCAACTTACCTGCTAGTGGCACAGCTAATATTGTATTTACTAGAGATACAAATATAAGTACAAAAAGAGTTGACTTTGAAGATGGTAGTGTTCTTACAGAAGCAGACCTAGATAATAATGTAAACCAAGTTTTATTTGCTCAACAAGAAATTACAAATAAATTAAGTGGTATAGAAGAAGGAGCTACAGCAGATCAAACAGCAAGTGAGATTAAAACACTTATAGCAAGTAGTCCTTTAGATAATAGTCATCTTGCAAATAATGCAGTTGGCACATCAGAAGTGGCAGATGATGCAATTACTGCTGATAAATTAGCTAACTCTATAAATACTGAGATAGCAAATAATACAGCTAAAGTAACTAATGCCACCCATACAGGTGACGTTACAGGTAGTGGTGCTTTAACTATTGCACAAGATGCGGTCACTACTTC